TGATACATCCTATAAATGTTCAATTTGTGGGGAAGAATTTTTTCTTGAAGTTGGCACTCCAAAAGAAAACGAATATAATTTTTGCCCTAACTGTGGCGCAGACATGAGAGGTGAAAAGTGATGGAAAAATTGAAAGCTTGTCCGATGTGCGGCAACGTTCCTTCTCTACAATATTTAGGTGGATTTTATGAAATACAAGGCTATCCTATTTGCTCATGTTGCGGTAATTCTTATACCGAAGGGCATAGTTCTGAATGGGATATGATAAAAGCTTGGAACAAAAGAGCAGGAGGAGAAACAGAATGAGCGTTTTAATAAAAGGCATGGAGATGCCGAAAAGCTGTTTTCGTTGCCCTTTGATAAATAATATTTGTTATGAAAAAGAAAAGGTAATAAGAGATTCAATGGGTCGACGCCTGACGGTATATGAATTTGAAAAAATTGCCCGAATTTTAGAAGACTGTCCCCTCGTAGAACTCCCCTCAAAGCATGGGGATTTGATTGATAGGCAGGAATTGTTAAGGTTATTAGATGATTCTGATTTTTCATATAACAGTGAGGCATTTACAGTTGTAACAGAAGTGCTTGAAAGTTCCCCAACAATCATAGAAGCGGAGGAATGAAAATGTTCAACGAAAATCATTTTAACAACTTATTTGTACAACAAGGTTGGCAATGCCCTATATGTAAGCGCGTGTATTCGCCAAGTCAGCCAATGTGTCCTTATTGTGGAAATAATGATGATGTTGAATATTCTACTTCAACTAATTTTTTCGAACCATATATTTATGAATATAATAAAAAAGATATGTAAAGGTGGCGTGGTTTTGAATAAAAAAGTGAATATAGTTGATTTTATTAATGATCAAGAAAAACAATTAATTCAAGCCTGTTGTCGCAAAGATCTTAAAGATGAGCAACTTTTTGTGTTTGATATCAATCTTTGTGATAATGAAATTGATAAAGACAAGGAATGTTTTTCTGTAGCAGCACTTTATCAAATTGCTGAGATGATAATTAATAAAACAGGTGTTATTGATATAGAAAATAAAAATATAATTGGAAAAATTTATTCTGCAAAAGTTTGTTGTGATACGTGTAGAAAAACGGTCTACGGAGATGATTATCAATATATAAAAGCAAGAGCTTTTATTTATATTAATAATAAAACCAAACTAATTTGTGATTTAATTAAAAATAATCAAATTCAAGAAGTTAATATTTCTTGTTCTGCACGAACTTGCAACAAACTTACTTATACTACAAAACGAGGTTTACAATTTGAGTATACTGAACTTAGAGATATAATCGAAGTATACGAATGGAATTTACAACAAACCTCAGAAACGCAATCATATATTAATGGATATAAAACAGGTTACACAGAGGCATTATGTAAATATAATGAAGGATATAATCAAGCTATACTCGATATAATAAATTCTCTTTCTAAATATTCTAATAATAAATAGTATTAAAAAGATAATTTTAAGAGGTTAAGTAAATGATTTATAATGAAGATTTTATAAAATGTCCTAATTGTAGTAGTTTAAGAGTGTTTAATTTAAGAATAGATAGTGATTGGGGTTCGGGTATAGGTAATTATTATCCTGCAAATGACGAAAATAATTATACTATGGATGATTTGAAACTAGATAGTTATGATAGACCTGATATAGACATTTATCATTGTCTGAGCTGTGGTCATATTTGGGAGTGAGTATTATAAATTATAAAGAAGCTATTGAATGGTTAAATTCATTAAAGAAACAAATAGGTAAATCTGAACACAGAGATTTATGGAATTTTGAAGAACCTATTGATAAGATAATTGAATTACTTAAACCACTTCTTGTATCTCATGGTGATTTAATTGATATAGATATTGATGTAAAAAATTATATATCAATTTGGAATTGTAGCTGTTCAGAATTTGGAAAACAAAAAGTAATGGCTATTGATGACTTAAAATATTTACCAGTATTAATAAAAGCGGAGGTTGAAGATGCCGATAGAACATGATAAACAAAACTTTTTATTACAGATGGGCTATGATCGTATTCCCGTATCTCAAATTCAAGAATTTTCATGTGATGATTTTGTTCCTGATAATTCTTTTGTCAAAACACTGAAGGAAAACAAGAGTGTTACGATTGATGTTGCTATGGATCGAAAATCTACAAATAAACTTATTGCAGCTTTAATGAATGTCAATATTAGGGTTTTACATTTAATCAAATATGGGAAGACAAAACGAGTCAGGAACAAAAATAAGAAGAGATATTTTGGATACAAAGTATAAATAAAAGGATAGTTTTAAGGGGAGTTAATGCCTATGAGGTTTTTACATACGATAGTAAGCGAAATGAAAAAGGGTAACTTTTCATTTTTGATTTTGGTAGTTGGTGTGATACAAATTGGTATTATGATAGTTAATTTAATGGTTTTGTTGAGTAGGTGAAAATATGAATATTAAAATTCCCGAACAACTATCTGTTCCCAAAATGCCATATGTTAAACAGCCAAAAATAATGTTAGATCCCAACAATGAGAATGTTGGTTCTGTTTTAATAAGTGCTGTTAGATATGCTTGTGGTAGACGTACTTATATGCCGAGTATAGTAATAGATGTAATCGCTCCTGTTATACCGCAACTTAATGATAAAAATCTGTGTTGTATGGAGCGTGATGTTCGTAAGCAAGAGCGATTTGGTTATGGTGATAAGTGCGATGAAATTACTTGGATAAACTTTTTGAAGCTACTTCAAGACGAGCTGGACAGGAGAGGTGTTGAGAGATGGCGATAACTTTATCTAAAAATGAATATAAGTATAGATATAAATATTTTTATGAAAATCATTTAAATAAGTATATGCAGTCAAAGGTAGATAAATTGGTAGCTAATGATTCAAAGATTGGTACATATAAAAAACTTTATCTTTCATATCGTGATGACAATCCGTTGGTGTTTTTAATTTCTTGTGATTTAGCAAGTCGAAGTTTAGATGAAATATCCAATGCTTTTAAAGAACTCAATGAAAACACAATATCTTTTGAACAGGCTATCAATTGTTTTCGTCGAAGTGCTTTAAAATCCGCTATTTAAAAGAGAGAGGTGGTTAAATGACAGAAGTAAAATTTTATCTTGCTGGTGGCATGGGTGGTTTATCTATAGAAGAACAAACAGCTTGGCGTAACGATGTCGAAAAAATGATAACGCCTTATGGAGAAGACGTTGGTGTATCTACTTATTTCTTCTCTCCACCTTATTATTATCAACCCGATGGTGATTATCACAAAAGTGAGAAAGAAGTACGAGAATTTGATTTGGATAGATTAAGACATTCAGATATTGTTATTGTTAATTTTAATGTACCAAATAGTCTTGGAACAGCACAAGAATTGGCTGTCGCTTATGAATATCGTATTCCTGTAATTGGACTTAATGAAGAAGCAAATGAATTACATCCTTGGCTATATGAATGTTGTACAAGAATATGTAAAACAAAACAAGAGTTGTTAGAACATATAGTGAATTTTTATCTTACCTAATATTGAAATCAAAATTTTAAGAGTAATTTTTATAAATTTTTTCGATTTTTATTTGCTGAATCGAGATAAAAATTGTATAATAAATTATATAGTTAATACTGCTATATGCTAATTATAAGAAACAGGAGGTAAAAAATATGAGTAGTTTAATTCGGTCTATGGAGCGTAATATAATTCGTCGTAAAGTTGAATTAGAAAACGCTTCTAAAAGAAGCAAATTACGTAAAGAAAGAGAAAAATTTACGGATTCTCTTCCAATAGAAAGAAATGTAATTTTATTTAAGAAAAAATGGAATGATTATCATTATCCCTCAATTGAAGTATTAGACAAAGACGGGAATGTTACTACCGTTTCTAAACGTAAACCTGCTAAACGTAAGAATATACATAGAAATGGCAAAAATTTGATTTCTCGATTGAAATTTGCAAAAACTTTAAAAGAGAAAGCAATAGAAGAACAAAAAGAAATTGTAAAAACGCAAAAAACTGAAGAATAAAATATTATTATAAAGGAGAATTAATATGGCTAAAAAGAAAGAAAAAAATCCCCTTGTAAGAGATAATTGGTTATCAAATTTTAATCTTGTTGGCAAGGCAGTAATTACAGATCATACTTTTAAGATTGATGAGCGTAGTGAAAAATCTGCTTGGATTTATAATAGTCTGAGCCTTGGCGTTGATTGTGGTGAAAAATTTGGTACAGTCTTTGCTGAAATGATGGGCGGTTATAGTGATGAGAGAGAGAACATTATTTATGCTCATGGCAAGAATGAGGATGGTAGTGATGACTTCAAGAACCGTATTGAAGTTGCTTGGGAAGATAGGTTTAATCCTGATGTGCTTGATCAGATTGGTGAGTTATGTTTTATTACAATCGGTCTTGAAAAAACTGACAAGGGCAAAACTTATTATAAAAAATTTCTGAGTAGTTATGATGCCATTACTTATGTTCAAGAACATCTTGAAAATGGTATGGTTATTAGAGTGAAAGGTTCGTTGAAGTATTCTGTATATCAAGAGAATACTCAGGTAAGAAAAACTATTACTAGTATTGCTCTTAGTAGTGCAGATGATGAAAGCAAGTACGCAGCTCATTTCACACAGACTGTTCTTCTCGATAAGGATAGCGCAAACTTGAAGGACATTGATAAGGAAAAGGGCGTTCTTTATGTCAACGCAAGAGTTCTTGATTATGTTAAGGAAATGAATGGTGTTGATATTAGTGGTCAGTATCCGTTTGCTAAGACTTTTGAGTATGAATTTCCTGATTTGAAGAACGGTGAGGATTGTAAAAGAAAATATAATACTTTATTTAAAGTAAAAAAGGGTGTTACACAGATTACTTTTGATGGCGATTTTGTTGAGAACGGTGCTATGGTGACTCTTACATATAATGATCTTCCAGATGAAATTAAGGAACTGATTGATTGCGGTGTATTTACCGAGGAACAAGCTATTGCTCGTTGTAGTTCTAATAATAGTAGAGAGCGTAGAATGGTACTTCGCTTTCCAAATGTAAAACTTGTTGGCGAAGAAAAAACTCCTGTGCTTCAGAAATTTGAAGAGAAGTATGATGAGGAAGATTTAATTTTCGATATTCCTGAAGATAACGCTACTTATAATGAAATTAATGATGATAATTTACCATCTGATTTAGAAGATGCGGATAATGATGATGAGAAACTTGATAGTGGTGAAAATCTTGATTGGCTTGCTGATTTGTAAGAATCAATTTTAAATGGTGTGAATGGTGTGAATTAAATAACGGCAGATACGAGATTTAGTCTTGTATCTGCCGAGAGTGTGGTGAAGTGAATGTCTGCTTGTAAAGATTTAACAGGACAAAGATTTGGTAGGCTAATAGTTGTTGAACGAAATGGTAGTCGTATTAATAAAAACAATAATCATCGTGCAAATTGGTTATGTAGATGTGATTGTGGTAATTCAATAGAGGCAACAACAGATTTATTAAAAAATGGTCATACAAGCTCTTGTGGTTGTATGAGAACAGATATTCTAGTGAAAAGAAATAAAGATGGTATCAAAAGAAATCAATACGATTTATCAAATGAGTATGGTATTGGATATACTTTTGATAATAAACCTTTTTATTTTGATAAAGAAGATTACAACAAGATTAAAGATTATACATGGCATGAAAGTAATGGTTATTTAATCACACATCTTTACAGAAATAGTGTTAGAACAACAATTCGTTTACATCGGTTGATATTAAGTATTCAAGATAATTTAGAACTTGATATTTTCGTAGATCATATAAATCATAATTTATTTGATAATAGGAAAGTAAATTTAAGGATTGTCGATAATTCTCATAATCAAATGAATAAAATTGTTGCTAAAAATAACACCAGTACAGTTAAAGGAGTTCATTTTGATAAATTAATTAATATGTGGATTGCAAGAATTACGATTAATGGCAATCGTATTAGATTAGGAAAATTCAACTCTTTTAATGATGCTGTTAAAGCAAGAAAAGAAGCAGAAGAAAAATATTTTGGCGATTACAGTTATGATAATAGTATGAAATTAGTACAGGAGGTAAATATATGAAATTTGGTAAGAAGAATGAAATTCAAATTAATCCCTTGAAATATAACCTCGCTCTTATTGGAGAGTCGGGTATCGGCAAAACTACGGTAATTAAAGAGTATTGTGAGAAGTTAGCTGGCGAAGATGGCTATGTCTTTCTTGAAGTAGGCAAAGAAGACGGAGCTGCGGCGATTACAGGCATTAATTATATTACCTGTCCTGAATGGGATGCTGATTATGATGAAAATGCAAATACAATGGGTTTCAATACTTTTGTAGAAGATGTAGTAGAAAACAAATCAACTGATTGGAAGGATTTGAAAGTAGTTGTAATTGATACATATGATGAATTATTTTCGATTGCCGAGTCCGAAGTTATACGCTTATACAAGAAAGATAATCCTGAGAAAAGAAATAAGAATGTAACAATTAATGGAGTATTTGGTGGGTACGGCGCAGGGTTAGAGAAATCTATTGAAATCGTACTCGATTCTCTCTGGTCGCTAAAATCCGTGGGTGTTTCGTTTATCGTTATAGGGCATACAAAAAATAAAAACATTGTCGATCCCGTTACTGGCGAAGAGTATGCACAATTAACATCTAATATGTCACAAAAGTATTTTAATGCTTTAAAAACAAAAGTTCATTTTTTGGGTGTAGCCGCTATTGATAGAGAGATAACACGAAAGGGTACAGGCAAAAAAGACAATAAAGGTAATGAAATTAAAAAGGGTATGATTCAGAACGAGAGTCGTTGGATCACCTTCAGAGACGATAATTACACCATTGACAGTAAATCAAGATTTGCTGATATTGTAGATCGGATTCCTCTTAACGCTGATGAACTTATCAAAGCACTGACAGACGCTATTAAGGCAGAAGCAACTAAGTCGGGCAAATCTATTGACGATATGAAGAAACAGCAGGACAAAGCGGCTAAAGCCGAGACTAAACGTATTGCCGAAGCAGAAAAAGCAAAGAAATCTCAGAAAGAATTAAACGAAATTATTAGTGAAATTGTCAATTATTTTACTGAAAATAAAACGAACCTTGATATAATCAAGCCTGTTCTTGCAAAGGTTAAAGAACTAGGTTATAAAAATCCGACAGAGATTACAGATATTGAACACGCTAAAACCATTCTTTCTATGATATTGAAGTAATAACTGATATTATAAATCCTCGCGATGTTGCCTATCATGAGGATAGGAAGGAAGTGGTTAAGTTGGCAAACACGACAAAGAAACATATGTCTACACAAGATAGAAAAGATTGGAATTTGCTTTATGATTTTGTGAGATACAATGTTTTGGACTATGATGAAAATCAATCTTTATCTCGGACTATGGTACTGAGATTAAAGGGATTGTGTAGCAATAAGTTTATTGAAAATAGGTCAATATCTTCTACTGCCAACTACTCTTACTCGGTTATACTTAATACTTTTAAGTATAGTATTTTAGATATACGAAATGCTTTAAAAACCCATAGGTTTAATGATGAAAATCACAAGTTTAATTATATTCTTCGCATTGTAGAATCTAACATTAATACGGTCTACTTAAAGATGAAAGAAGCTGAAAAAACTAAAAAGGAAATTGAACAAGCTGATATATCAAGAGTAAATGAATATGTTAATAACTTCAAGCCTAAACCTGATAAAAAACGAAAGATAAACTATGATGATATGTGGTGATAATTATGGCAGATAAGAAGCAAAAAATTACACCCTTTCAAGAAGAGCAATCTAAAGTACTTAAACGCATTAGAGAGTACAAGTTGGGAGATGAGGCTAATGTTGTTAGTATGTTGTATAAAAATCCTGAGTTATTATATGATACTACTTTAACACTGAATGACTTTGCCGATAATGTATGGAAGGTGTATTACACAATCGTATCTGATTTAGTTTTAGTTGAAAAGAAAACCGTTATTGATGATATTACTATCGGTATGTATTTAGAAAAACACCCAAAACTAAGTGCTAAATATGCAGAGTATGGTGGTTATGCAACAATTCAATCGTCTAAAGAGTATACAAATGTAAGTAATTTTTATGGTTATGTAACGCAATTAAAGAAGTGGAATAGTGTTTATAAATTATGCGCCAAAGGATTTCCAGTTGCAGATAGATTATCTGAATATGCGGATATGTCTATCGAGGAAATCTATGACGATCTTGAAATTAATCTCAATAACATTTTTGTAAGTGTTAATGAAGACGTAAAAAGTTACAACATTTGTGACAATATGGTTGACTTCGTTGATACGCTTGACGAACAATCCGAAAGCAATTTCCCTTTTTACAATTTTGAGAGATTAACTGAAATGACTGGCGGTTTTAATCTTGAAGGTAATATATATGGGTTAGGTGGCAATAGTGGCGTTGGTAAATCGACTTTGGCTTTTAATATTATTATTCCTACAGCTCTTAAATATAAACAAAAGACCGTATTTTTTATCAACGAGGAAGATGAGAAAAAATTTAAGAAAGAGTTACTTATTTGGGTAGCCAACAATGTTTTTATTAAAAAGAAACCTAAATATTTAAAGTATGAATACATACATAAATATGAGATACGAGATGGCAATCTTAAACCTGAAATAAAAGAATTACTTAAAGAATGTGCGAAGTGGATTGAAACCCTTAAAGACCTTCACATTTTTACGGTTGTACCACTTGAAAGATATTCAGCTAAGATAGTTATTAAATTGATTAAGAAATATGCAACTGCACATGATGTTAAATTATTCGTATTGGATACTCTCAAAGAAAGTTTTGATGCTAATACCAATGAGATATATAAGTCTATGATGAGAGATATGATTGCTCTTTATGATGTTATTAAACCTTCAGCTAAGAATGTAGGTTTGTTCGTAACTTATCAGCTTGGTAAGGGCAGCTTGAAGATGAGACACTTAACTAACAACGAGATAGGGCAAGCTAAATCAATCCTTGATGTTATGTCAGTCAATATTATGATGAGAAGACCTTATGACGATGAGTATGACGAAGGAACAAAACATTTAGAGTGTTATTATATTCCAAAAGGCGCACAGAAAAATACTAAGGTTACATACAAATTAAGACCCGAAAATAAGCCGATGATTTTATTTGTAACCAAAAACAGGTTTGGTGAAACAGATGTACGACAGATAATAGCTGAGTGTGATTTAGGTGTGAATATATGTAAAGATGTTGCTTATACAAATGTACCGCAAGATTGGTAAGACAATAATATACTGGCAAAAACGCAGAGAGGGTGGATTTATTGGATACGATTTCTTTAAAGCAATATATATACGATCAAAAGAAAGTTGAATTTGTTTTAGAGCAGATAGGTTGTCATCATATCCAATATCACTCTCTTAAAGATTACTATTCCTGTGCTAACATGACGGGCGATAACACGGGAGCAATTAATGTCTATAATACTCCCTATTTAGGTGTAAGAAATTGGACAAGGCAACAGGAATTTGATGAACACTCAGATATATATACTCTCGTAGCATACAATAAAAAACTTAGTTTTGCCGAAACGCTGAAATACCTACATTCGGTATTGGGATTAGATTATAAATGGTCTAAGCCAATTATCAAACGCTCATTCAATGACCCTCTATATATCTTCAAAAAATACAAGTACGGTTATTTTGATGTAAAAGAGATAGAAATTTTACAAGAGAATATGGTTGAGCATTATGTGCCGATACTTCATGAGAGTTGGTTTAGAGAAGGCATATGTCCGTGGACGAGAGATAAGTTTGGTATTTGTTATTCCTTTAAGCGCAAGCGTGTAATGATACCTATGAGAATGTGGAACACAGGTGAGTTACTTGGATTTAATGCACGGACTGTTATTGATAACTATGAAGAGTTAGGTATTAAAAAGTATTACATAACGCCTACATATCCTAAAAGTAAAAACCTTTATGGATTATATGAGAATATGGACGATATTGTCAAAGCTGGGTATGTAGTGATTTGGGAAAGCGAGAAATCGGTACTTAAACGAGATAGCAGAAATGACCCAACAGGCATAGCACTTTCAGGACATACAATTTCCGATGAACAGGTTGCGATACTTAGAGGAATTGCGAATAATCACAACATAAAAATTATCGTTTCTATGGACAAAGATGTGTCTATTAATGAAGTAAGGTTTATCTGTTCAAAATTCTTAGGACTGAATGTGTATTACACTTGGGATAAATGGAATTTACTTGGCGAAAAGGATTCTGTGGCTGACGCTCCTAAAAAAGTTTTAGATTTTATTATGCGACACAAGATTAGATACGATAAAGTTGAACATCAAAAGTATTTAGCTTGGAAGAATGACAAGTAGGTGATAACAATGGTTTTAGTATTTAAGAATAGCAAAGGTAAAAGAAAGGTTGTTGGTTATCCTAAAGATAACAACAGAGCATTTAATATAATGAATGATTATTGTTTAAAAAATAATCTAAAAGTTAAATATTATCGAATGTGGAATAGAGATTGGGGCAACGACAAGAGAGTAACAATTTTCGACTTTGGTAGTCACACTGAGTTTTTTTATATGGCAGACGAGCAATATGAGAAGGAGCTATTGCATAAATGAGATTAAATAAAGATGAATTAGAAAAAGTAAAGAAACGCTATAAAACCGATAGGTTATTTAGTTGGTCAATGGTAAATACTTTTATAACTAGTAAATATGAGTATCTCCTTAAATACATTCTTCATACACCCGAAGATAGACAAGATTGTATCTATACCACTACAGGTACTATTGCTCATGATATTCTTGAAAAGTTATATACAGGACAGATACAGTATACTGATATGGACGAACAATTTGAAGATGGTTGGTCTATGGCTGTTGATATTGCTAATTTAAAATTTGACCGTAATGATGAAGAACATAATAAGAAATTAGCTGATAAGTATTACGCTGACCTCAAACATTTCTTTAAAAACCATGCGCCCATTGAATGTAAAACCATAACCGAGCAGTTTGTTGTAACGAAAATTAATGATTATGCGTTACAAGGATATATTGATATTATTTTTAAAACTTCCGATGGTGTATATAATATTATTGACTTCAAAACATCTTCAATCTACAAAGGTAAAACTCTTGAAGAGAAGTCAGGTCAGCTTTGCGTTTACTGTATGGGGTTAATGCAAAAAGGAGTACCAATTGACAAAATTAGAATTGGCTTCAATTTCTTAAAATATGTTACTGTTGAATACACACAGGCTAATGGCACAGTCAAGACCCGTGACATTGAGAGATGTGAACTTGGTGAAAAACTACAGAGTAATGCAAAAGTGTGGTTGAAGAAGCTGGGATATGAGGACAAAGTGGACGAGTATCTAAAAGACCTTATTGACCTTAACGATATTTCTGTTTTGCCCGAAGATGTACAAGCTAAGTATAAGATTACAGATTGTTATGTTTACATACCTCTTACACAGCAGTTGCTTGATAAATGGGTAGATACAATTACTGTTACTATCAAGGATATACTATGGAGAGAGCAGGAGTACATCGAGAGTAAGAACGACAAGTTGTTTTGGGATAGCGAAGACACGGTGAAAAGGGAGAGTTATTATTTTGCAACATTATGTAGTTATTCCCCTTCACTTCATAAACCTTACGCAGACTATCTTAATAAGTTAGAAGATGCACGAAACGATACTGACATATTTAGTGGTATAGGAGATTCAACAAACAGCAAAGATAATACCGTTATACACCAAAACAATAGTAATGATGATATTAATCTCGATTGGCTTAATGATATTGTAGTATAAGGATTGTGGTGATGTGATTTGTATAAATTGATACAAGGTGATTGCTTTGAAGTAATGAAGAAAATACCTGACAAAGAAATTGATATGATACTTTGTGATTTACCATATGGTGTTACTTCTCGAAATAAATGGGATTCACAACTTTCTTTACCCGACTTATGGCGACAGTATAAAAGAATTATTAAAGATAATGGAGTAATAATTCTCTTCGCTCAAGGTATGTTCACTGCCAAATTGATGATGAGCAATCTTGAAATGTGGCGATATAACTTAATATGGGAAAAGACACAACCAACAGGGTTTCTTAATGCTAAACGTATGCCGCTTAGAAATCATGAAGATATATGTGTATTTTATGGAAAGTTACCTGTTTACAATCCGCAAAAGACAGACGGACATATTCGTAAGGTTAGCACGGCAAAACACAAAAGAAATTGCAAAGAAACTACTGATTACAGGAAGCATAATTTCGTATCTTATGACAGCACACAACGCTATCCTTTGTCAGTTATTACTTTTTCTAAAGATACACAAAAAGAATCTTTACATCCCACGCAAAAACCTGTTGCTTTATGTGAATATCTTATTAAAACCTATACTAACGAGGGTGATTTAGTCCTTGATAATTGTATGGGGTCAGGTACAACTGGTGTAGCTTGTTTGAACGCCAATCGTAATTTTATAGGTATAGAACTTGACGAAAATTACTATAATATAGCTAAAAACAGAACAGATGATTATTACAAAACCATGCAAAATAACAACAAAAATAGCCATTAAAAGTAGCATTTTAAGATGCAGAAATAGGTGTAAATATGAATGAAAAGACATTCGATATACAAAAATCAATAAAGGCACAAGAAAAATATTGCAACGAGAACGGGTATCCGTATTTTGCTCCAAGTGATGGTGTATGTTGGCGATGTCATAGAAATATCTACCAACCCATTGAACACAAAAGTGATCAAGATGGCAGTTATTATACTGGTATATCAACTGAGAGTGCTGGTAGTTTTTTAATAACTAGTTGCCCTCATTGTAATAAAAGTTTTTGTGATTAAATTAAAGGGAGAAATAATTATGAGTGAAACATATAAAGCAAAAATCGAATTGGTTACTTCTGATGACGTAAATGAATTTTCTGCGCTTTGTTCCTCGGTTGATAATCATGATTTTTATATTAAAGGAAAAGATGAATTTGGGAAGCCTTGGCAAATGAACGCCAAGAGTTTTCTCGGAACACTTACCCTTACTGCCTGTATTGAAGAACAAATTAAGACAGTAGAAAATAATGCAACTAAAGCAGAAATGAGAAATACTGTGGATTGGAATACGATTTATGTTGAGAGTACATATCCGTTCCTTCATACACTTCTTAATAAGTTTACGAGATAAGATAAGGTGGTGTCATTATGGTAAATGATGAATATGAGAACTATCATAAACATGATAGAATATCTAATATTTTCACACCCGACACCCATATCTTTACAATCGACTACATTAACAGAATTAAGGAACTCGGATATGGTTGTTACTTTACTACAAATCACGGTAGTGGTGGGGATATATTCGAGTCTTTAACCCTATGCAGACAAAATGGAATTAAATGTTTATTTGGTATCGAAGGATATATTGTTCCGAATCCATTAGAAAAAGATAAACGTAACTACCATATTATTATTATTCCGAGAGATAATGTAGCAAGAAAAAAACTCAATTTGATTAATAGTAGAGCAAATGCAGAAGGTTTTTATTATAAACCTCGTATCTTTCTTGAAGATTTATTAAAGCTAAATCCTGATGAAGTTTATATAACAACTGCTTGCGTTGCAGGAATTGTCAGAGATGTAGAAGCTGTACGAGATATATTCATGCCTCTTATGCAACACTTTGGTAAAAACTTATTTCTTGAAGTTCAAAACCATAATGAGCGAAATCAAAAACTTGTAAACCAAATATGTCTTAAACTTTCTGATAAATACGGATTGAATTTAATAGCAGCTAATGATAGTCACTATATTTACCCCCAACAATCCAAGGATAGACTTGAATTTCTTAAAGGTAAGGGTATTAATTACGGAGATGAAGATAGTTATCTGCTTGATTTTCCTGATTATAATACATTTTACCAAAGATTCATTAAACAAGGTGTATTATCACCTGAACAGATTAAAACGGCTATTGCCAATACTTTGATTTTTAGGGATTGCGAAGAGATAAATGTAGATTATAGTATCAAAATGCCAAGTATATTCCCTACATACTCTGCTGATGAAAAAATAACTGAATTAAAATCACATACGATAAGTAAGTTTAAAGATATTATTAAATCTGATAAGATAACCAAAGATGAATTGCCTGAATATAAACGAGGGATATATGATGAAATGGAAGTTATCGAACAGACTAAAGAAATCAATACCGCCGATTATTTTTTGTTTAATGAAAAGTTAGTTGATAAAGCCGTTAATGAATATCATGGCGTACTTACTCGTACAGGAAGAGGTAGTTGCGGATCGTTTTATATTAATAAAATTCTCGGTATGACACAACTTGATAGATTTAGACTGGATATTAAGTTGTATCCCGAACGCTTTATGTCAACTGCAAGACTACTTGAAAATAGAGCATTACCCGATATCGACTTTAACGTAGTATCACAAGAACCGTTTGTTAAAGCTGCGAAAGATTTACTCGGAGAACATGGTTGTTATCCAATGATAGCATATGGCACTATGCAACTTGGCGAAGCGTTTAGAAATGTATGTAGAACACATGATGTGCCTTATGATGAATATAATGAGATCGCTAAAAAAGTAGAAGACTATGCGGAAACAAAAAAATGGAAATCTTACATTGATGAAGCAAAGAAATATATAGATGTAGTAGTATCGGCTTCACCGCATCCTTGCGCCTACCTTCTTGACAATAAAGATTTAAGATCAGAATACGGTGTTATTCGTGTAGGTGATAAACTTTGCGTTATGATTACATCAAGCGAAGCTGATGAGTATAAAATGCTTAAAGATGATTTCCTTGTTGTAACAGTGTATAAACTCATAGATGAAACATTCAAGTTGATTAATAAACCTATTATTACAGTTAGAGAGTTATTATCTTATATTGAGCATGATAATAGAATTTGGAATATATTTGCTAAAGGTTTGACTTGTACTCTTAATCAGGTTGATGGTGATTGGGCTACTTCATTACTTAAAGAATACAAACCTAAGACGGTATCGGATATGGCTATGTTTGTTGCTTGTCTTAGACCATTCTTTAATGCTTGGCGAGATGGATTTATAGCGAGAGAGGATTTTACAACAGGCTCATCTTATTTAGATAAAGTATTATCTTCTACTAATGGTTATATTTTATTCCAAGAAAACCTCATGCAATATTTTGAGTGGCTTGGAGTAACACCAGCAGAATCAATAGGATTAATCAAGAAGATTTCTAAGAAAAAGATTAAGCCTGAAGACTTCCAAAAGTTAGAAGAAAGAATTAGAGTAAAGTGGTTAGAAAATACAGGCTCAATGGAAGCGTTCGATACAACATGGGAAATGATACAAGGTTGTATGAGTTATGGATTTTGTAGCGCACACGCAGTAGCGACAGCGATTGATTGTTTATATGGTGCTTATTTAAAAGTAAATTATCCGCTTGAATATTATACTGTAGCATTAACAAATTATTCAGGAGATATGGAACGTACAAACAAATTAATGAATGAGTTATCTTATTTTGGTATTAAACTCAATCCAATTAAATTTGGTAAATCATCATCACAGTATACGATAGATCGAGAACATAATGCTATATATAAAGGTATAGAATCTATCAAATTTTGCAATTCAATTATAGCCGATGAATTGTTGTCGTTAGCGCAAAACAATAAGTATAAGTCTTTTATTAATTTATTAGATGATATTACCGAGCATACTTCCGTTAATTCAAGGCAATTAAAAATATTAACAGGATTGAATTTTTTTTCTGATTTTGGTGAAAACCAATACTTGCTTACAATTATTGACTTATATTGTGG